TGAGAATGATTGTCATCACCATCTGGGAGGGTGGGTGTAGAGTTCAGGGGATAGCAACCTCCTGACCGCCCGCCCCCCTTTTTATGCACAACCGCGAAATGAAAAGTTTTTTTCTGGGAGGTTTTTATGGCCGGAAGACGACCAAAACCTACCCATCTGAAAGTTGTTACAGGTAATCCCGGTAAGCGAGCGCTCAATAAAAAAGAACCGAAGCCCACTCGGGAAATTCCCAGCCCACCATCACATCTGACCGACTGGGGTAAAACAGCCTGGGGAAAGCTCACCGTTCTTCTGGACGGGATGGGTGTGCTCACGGTTGCGGATACTCTTGCGCTCGAACGGCTCTGCGATCTTTATGCAGAAATTCTGCAATTGCGCCAGATAGTCGATATCGAAGGGCGCACCTATACGACTAAAACCCAGATGGGTGATTTTCTTATTAAGGCAAATCCAGCTGTCGCCATGCTGGCGGATGTGGATCGCCGGTTCAAAAGTTATCTGGTGGAGTTCGGCCTTACACCGGCTGCCCGGTCAAAGGTAAATGCTGATGGTGGAGAAGAAGAAGAAGACCCGCTCAACCAGTTCTTCGGTTGATCCGGCGACTCAGTATGCAATGGATGTTAGCAGCGGGACGGTAATTGCCGGACCAGATATTCGCGCCGCTTGCGCTCGGCACATAAGGGATTTGGAAGAGGGTCCGAAGCGTGGCTTGTTTTGGGATGTTGAAGCAGTAACGCGCGTCGTCGATTTTTTCGCAAAGGTTTTGAAGCTGAACGGCGGGGAGCACGAGGGGAAACCTTTCATCCTACTCCCATGGCAGTGCTTTATCGTCGGCTCTCTGTTCGGCTGGAAGGCGGCTGATGGTACGCGCCGCTTTCGCATGAGTTATATCGAGTCCGGCAAAGGCTCCGGCAAGTCTCCGTTGGCGGGTGGTGTTGGCCTTTATCTGCTGATGGCAGACAAAGAGCCCCGCGCTGAAGTTTACGCGGCGGCCACGAAAAAAGACCAGGCAATGATCCTGTTCCGCGATGCGGTAACGATGGTTGATCAGTCGCCTGCGCTGGCGCAGCGCATCACCAAATCCGGGACCGGTTTGAACGTCTGGAACCTTGCATTTCTGCAGACTGGTTCATTCTTCAAGCCGATCAGCTCCGATGATGGTCAGTCAGGCCCGCGCCCGCACGGCGCTCTGATTGACGAAGTGCATGAGCACAAAACGAATGCTGTTGTTGAGATGATGCGTGCCGGTACAAAAGGGCGCCGTCAGGCGCTGATGTTCCTGATCACCAACAGCGGTCACGATAAAACCAGCGTCTGTTACGAATACCACGAATACGGGCGAAAGGTTGCTGCCGGTGATCTGGAGGATGACAGCTTTTTCAGCTTCATCTGTTCACTGGATGAGGGTGATGACCCTTTCAAAGATGAGTCCTGCTGGGGGAAGGCTAATCCGTCACTGGGACAGACCTTCACGGATAAATATCTGCGCGAGCAGGTGACGCAGGCGCGTGGCATGCCTTCGAAAGAAAGCATCGTTCGTCGGCTCAACTTCTGTCAGTGGGTGGAGTCAGCCGATCCGTGGATTGACAGTGACACCTGGATGAATTGCGAGCATGACTTTGATCCCGAAGATTTGGAGGGGGAAGAGTGTTATGGCGGTCTGGACCTTTCCGGTTCCCGTGACCTGACGGCGCTGGCGCTTTACTTTCCGAAATCCAAAAAGCTTTTAGTTGAGTTCTGGACGCCGAAGGATTCCCTGCTTGAACGCGCTAAAACTGACCACGTTCCGTATGATGCCTGGTTGCGTAACGGATATATCCACGCGCCGCCTGGTAAAGCGGTCAACTACGGTTTTGTGGCAGTGCGCATCGGTGAACTTGCCGCGAAATATGACATCAAGTGCATCGCGTTTGACCAGTATCGCATTAAGTATCTGGAGCCCGAACTCGAAAGCGAATCTGTGAGCGTTGATCTCGTTCCGCATGGTCAAGGCTTTTATAAGGCGCAGGAGTCCGGCCTGTGGATGCCGCGATCCATTGAGCTGTTTGAGGAGCATCTGAATAACCGGGTGCTCGTTATCCGGCCCAATCCCTGCCTGCGATGGAATGCCGCTTCTGCGGTGCTTGAGGCTGATCAGAAGGACAACCGCATATTTGCCAAAAAGAAAAGCACCGGCCGTATTGATGGCGTGGTGGCTTCTGCTATGGCAATCGGTGCAGCAGAGGATGCGGTGCTGGTGGACAGCGGCGATCCTGATGACTTTTTTGATGACCCGATCATGGTAGGTATCTGATGAAGGAAAAAAAACAGCCGGGTCGCATTAAGAGCGCGATTGTTAACTGGCTCGGTGAATCGATTGGACTGAATGACGCCGCGTTCTGGCAGGAGTGGTACGGCACAAGCAGCAGCGGCAAGGTCGTAACAGCAGAGAAAGCGCTCGCACTGGCCTCCGTATGGGCCTGTGTGCGTCTGCTGAGCGAGTCGGTTTCAACCCTGCCGATGAAGGTATACGAAAGGGCGGATGACGGTTCCCGCAAACTGGCGCTTAATCACCCGGCCTATCAGTTACTGTGCCGCCGTCCGAACAGCGAAATGACGCCGTCGCGCTTCATGCTGATGGTGGTTGCCAGTATCTGTCTGCGCGGTAATGCCTACGTTGAAAAAAAGATGATCGGTCAGAAGCTGGTCTCTCTGGTGCCGCTGCTTCCGCAGTGTATGGAGGTTGATCGGCTCGGCAGCGGCGAACTGCAGTACACCTACACAGAGAAGGGAGTACCGCGCATCATCCCGGTTAAAAACATGATGCACATCCGGGGCTTTGGTCTGGATGGCGTATGCGGAATGATGCCGATGCGGACCGGGCGTGACGTGTTTGGCGCAGCGATGGCGGTCGAAGAGTCAGCCGCAAAAATATTTGAAAACGGTATTCAGACGTCAGGCTTCTTTCTTTCAAAGAATCTGCTGACAAAAGAGCAGCGACAGAAAAACCGCGAAAACCTTAACCGGTTCGTTGGTTCAAAAAACGCGGGCAAGGTGATGGTGCTTGAGGGTGATATGTCCTATCAGGGTATCACCCTTAACCCTGAAGATGCTCAGATGCTGGAGTCACGATCATTCAGCATTGAGGAAATCTGCCGCTGGTTCCGCGTACCGCCGTTTATGGTTGGTCACGTTGACAAGCAGAGTAGCTGGGCGTCGAGCGTTGAAGGCATGAACCTGCTGTTCCTGACGAATACGCTGCGCCCGATGCTGGTGAACATTGAGCAGGAGATTTCACGCTGCCTGCTGAACGGTGATGAAGACCTGTTTGCTGAGTTCTCCGTTGAAGGTCTGCTTCGTGCCGACAGCGCCGGACGCTCCGCTTATTACACCACCGCGCTGCAGAACGGCTGGATGTCCCGTAATGATGTGCGCCGCCTGGAGAATCTGCCGCCGATTGAAGGTGGTGATATCTACACCGTACAGCTAAACCTGACACCGCTTGAAGACTTACGTAAAAACAACACCGCCGCAAGGGCCACACTGTTGCGTGAAGTTCACAACGCCGTTTTCCCGGACATTCCTTTCGAACAATCACCGCTTAAACAAGCGGCTTAGGAGCATCCCCAATGACAGTAAAAAGTCTTCCGGCAGCGCCGGAGGGGCGGCCTTTTGCGCGCGAAAATCGCGATCTGCCGCCTTCCGCAATGGATCGCTGGAACGGCAGCATCAAGGCCGCAAAGAGTGATGACAACAGTATTTCTGTGTTCGACGTCATCGGCGCTGACTGGTACGGCGACGGCGTTACCGCCAGCCGCATTGCTGCTGCGCTCCGATCAATCGGCGGTGCTGATGTGACCGTGAATATCAATTCGCCGGGCGGCGACATGTTTGAAGGCCTTGCGATTTATAACCTGCTTCGTGAGTACGAAGGAAAAGTTACCGTTAAGGTGCTGGGCCTCGCTGCTTCTGCTGCGTCGATTATCGCGATGGCCGGTGATGAGGTGCAGATCGGTCGAGGTGCCTTCCTGATGATCCATAACTGCTGGGTCTACGCGATGGGCAACCGTCACGACCTGCAGCAGATTGCGGCAGACATGGTGCCTTTTGATAAGGCGATGAACGATATCTATGGCGCACGAACCGGTCTGGATTCGACCACCATCGACGCGATGATGGATGCCGAAACCTACATCGGCGGCAGCGATGCGGTTGATAAAGGTTTTGCTGATCGCCTGCTGGCGGCAGATGAGATTGCTGATGGCGACGACTGCCCTGCAGCTGCGCTGCGCAAGCTGGACGCGATGCTGGCAAAAACCGACGCACCGCGCTCCGAGCGTCGAAAACTTCTTAAAGCATTAACCGGCAGCAAGCCTGGCGCTGCTGCCACCCCTGAAGGTATGCCGGGCGCTACCGACGAAATCAACCCTGAAAATATTGCTCAACTTAAAAACGCGCTGGCCGCGTTCGGCAAATAAGGAATGACCATGTCAGATGTAAATGAGTTACTGAAAAAAGTATCTGCGAAGTTAGAAGAAGTGTCTGGCACTTTCAGTCAGAAGGCTGAAGACGCGCTTAAAGAAGCAAAAACCTCCGGCCAGCTGTCTGCCCAGACCAAAGAAGCAGTAGATAAGATCGCAACCGAATTTAACGCGCTTACTGAGGCAAATAAGTCACTGAAAGCATCACTGGGTGATCTGGAACAGCACGTTGCGCAGATGCCACTGGCAAATGCGAAAAACGTTATCGAAACCGTGGGTGGTCAGGTTGTAACCTCCGAAGCGCTGAAAGCTTTTTCAGCCAGCATCGAAGGCAATAAGCGCCTAAGCATCCCGGTTAAGGCTGCGTTGCTGTCGGTCAACGTACCGGGCCAGATTGTTGCACCTGACCGCCTGCCAGGTATCGATCAGCAGCCAAAACAGCGACTGTTTATTCGCGACCTGATCGCGCCGGGGCGCACTGAGTCCAACACCATCTACTGGGTTCAGCAGACCGGTTTTACCAATAATGCGGCGACCGTAGCTGAGAACACCACTAAGCCATACAGCGGCATCACTTTTGCTGAAAAAATCACGCCGGTTCGTACCATCGCGCACCTGTTCAAAGCCGCGAAACAGATTCTGGATGACATGCCGCAACTGCAGTCGACAATTGACGCCGAACTGCGCTACGGCCTGAAGTACGTTGAAGAGCAGGAAATTCTGTTCGGCGACGGCACCGGCACGCACCTGAACGGTATCGTTCCGCAGGCATCTGCATACGCTGCTTCCTTCAGCGTGGCGAATCAGAGCGGTATTGATGACCTGCGACTGGCTATGCTGCAGGCGCAACTGGCGCGCTTCCCGGCGTCTGGTCATGTTCTGCACTTCATTGATTGGGCGAAGATCGAGCTGACTAAGGATTCGCTGGGTCGTTACATCCTGGCGAACCCGGCAGCGCTGACTGGTCCTACCCTGTGGGGGCTGCCGGTTGTCGCGACCGAAGCGGCTGCCTTCCAGGGTAAATTCCTGACCGGCGCATTCAATGCCGGTGCGCAGATTTTCGACCGCGAAGATGCCAACGTAGTTATCTCCACTGAAAACGCCGACGACTTTGAGAAAAACATGATCTCAATCCGTTGCGAAGAGCGTCTGGCGCTGGCCGTTAAGCGCCCTGAGGCATTCGTTTATGGTGCCTTCACCGCTCCTGCCCCTGATGCTGGCTAATTATGATGACGGCCTCCGGGCCGTCTTTCTGGGAGGAAAACATGAAACTGCTTCTCATCAAACCGAACTACTTCGGCGGCACCGTTGTTTCTGAAGGTAATACTATCGAGACCGACGAGCAGCATGGTCGCGAGCTGATCAAGCTGGGCTATGCCAGTGAGGTTGACGATACTGCAGCGGAAAAAGCGGCACTTGAGGCGAAGGAAAAAGCCGAAGCCGAAGCGCTTGCGAAGGCTGAAGAAGAGTCTAAAGCAAAAGCCGCTGCTGAAGCGCAGGAAAAAGTGGACGCTGAAGCCAGCACGAAAGCGGCAACTGAGGCGAAGGAAAAAGCCAAAAAATAAGGCGTTATCATGCTGCTGACACTTGAAGAAATTAAACAGCAGTGCCGACTGGAAAACGACTTCACGGAAGAAGATCGGCTGCTTGAGCTTTTTGCACTGGCCGCTGAGGCAAAGGCGGTGACCTACCTCAACCGCAATCTTTATAAAACGGTGGCAGATATTGCACCGCTTGATATGGACGGCATGGTTGTCACCGAAGATATCCGGCTTGCCCTGCTGATGCTGGTCAGTCACTGGTATGAGCATCGCAGTTCAGTGTCAGAGCTGGAAATGACGGAGACGCCGCAGGCGTTTGAGTTCCTGCTTTATTCGCGGCGTCTGCCGGTGTCGGGGTATTAGTATGCAACGACGCTCATCAAATACCAGTGCTGTTTTCACGCTTCCCGATCCCGGCGAGCTCAATAAGCGCATTCACTTGCGCCAGCGCATCGATCAGGCGGCTGCGGATTATGGCACCGAACCCGTTTATCAGAATGAAAAGGACGTATGGGCGAAGGTCCGCCAGGTAGGTGCTACTACTTATCACGAATCCGTTCAGGCTGATGACACCATCACCCACTACATGACGATCCGTTACCGCCGGGGCATCACTTCAGATTTTGAGGTGGTTTATAGCGGTAACGTCTATCGCGTTAAGCGCCTGCGCGATCTTAACTCCGCTGGTCGTTACCTGCTGCTTGAGTGCGAGGAGCTTGGCGCTGTAGATCGCGACGGAGAGATGTATGGCTAAGCCGCTTCTGCATGTCGATTTTCAGCAGCCCAAAGAACTCGCTTTCAACCGGGCAAAAATGCGTCGCGCCTTCATTCAGATTGGTCAGGTTCACATGCGTGACGCCCGGCGTATGGTGATGCGCCGCGGGCGGTCTGAACCGGGTGAGTATCCGGGCTTCAGAACGGGCAGGCTTGCGAGGTCCATCGGTTATTACGTCCCCCGGGCATCGAAAAGCCGGCCGGGGCTGATGGTGCGTATCGCACCTAACCAGAAGCGGGGCGAGGGTAACCGTCTCATTGATGGCGACTTTTACCCGGCGTTCCTGTTCTACGGCGTGAAGCGTGGCGCTAAGCGCAAAAAGAGCCACCACAAAGGCAAGTCCGGTGGCAATGGCTGGCGCGTGGCACCGCGTAAAAACTACATGACTGAGGTGCTTGAGGCGCGAAAAACGTGGACGCGCTATGTTCTGAGCCGCGCGCTGCGCACCTCCCTGCGGCCTGAAAGGAAAAAGAAATGAAGCTATCACTGGTGATCGCCGCACTCCGGGCGCGATGTCCGATGTTTGCGGGAAACGTAGCCGGGGCGGCTGAATTCAAAGCCATCCCTGAAACAGGGAAAATGAGATTGCCGGCGGCCTATGTCGTCCCAACAGAAGACGTGACTGCTGAGCAGAAGTCCCTGACTGACTACTGGCAGAACGTCACCGAAGGCTTTGCTGTTGTTGTCGTGCTCGACAATACACGCGATGAGCGTGGCCAGGCTGCAGGTTATGACGCCGTGCATGATGTACGCCGCGAAATCTGGAAGGCGCTTCTGGGCTGGGAGCCGGATGAAGATGCTGGCCCCGTCGTATATTCTGGCGGGCAACTTCTGGACATGGATCGGGGGCGGCTCTATTACCAGTTTGAATTCATGCTGACGCGTGAAATCACTGAAGAGGATACGCGTCAGCAGGATGACCTGAACTCACTTGATGAGCTGAAAACAGTCCACATCGACATTGATTACATCGATCCGGGCAATGGCCCTGACGGCATCATCGAACACCACACCAAAATCAACCTCAGCGAGTAAACCATGCAAATCAAACCCAAGCGCGGGCGGTCTGTTCCAGACCCTGTCCGGGGCGATCTGCTGCCTTCAGAAGGCCGGAACGTCGAAGAAAGCAGCTACTGGCTCCGCCGTCTTGCGGACGGGGATGTTGAAACAGTCGTCGCGGAAAAGAAAAAACCCGCAGCGGACTCCAAGAAACAAGGCGGTGAGTAATGTCTGTCAACTATCCAAACATTCCATCAAACCTTCGCGTGCCGCTCTTCTGGGCGGAAATGGACAACAGCGAAGCGAATACCACGCAGGACAGCGGTCCGTCACTTCTGATTGGCTTTGCAGCAACTGACAGCACTATCGCTAAAAACCAGCTAACGATCATGCCTTCAGCATCGCTGGCGGGTAAGGTAGCGGGCCGGGGAAGCCAGCTTGCCCGCATGGTAGCGAAATACCGCGCCATCGACCCGTTTGGCGAGCTGTGGGTAATCGCAGTTACTGAGCCTGAAGGCGATGCTGCTACTGGCACGTTAACTCTCACAGGCAATGCGCAGGCATCGGGTACGTTAAGCCTTTATATCAGCGCAACGCGCGTTCAGACGGCCGTGGTGACCGGTGACACACCGGCGACAGTTGCTACCGCTCTTGCGGCAGTTATCAATGCCAATTCCGACCTGCCGGTAACGGCAACCGCTGCAGCAGGTGCAGTTACTCTTACCGCACGCCATAAAGGACTAACCGGCAACGACATCCCGCTGCTGATGAACTATTACGGCACCATTGGCAGCGAAAATACGCCAGATGGCGTTAACGTTGCGATCACCCCGATGTCGGGCGGTACCGGCGCACCTGACCTTTCAGGTACCGTGGCCGCGATGGGTGATGAATCGTTCGACTTTATCGGCACGCCGTTCAGCGACTCAGCCTCACTGGCAACCATCGCGCTGGAGATGAACGACTCTTCAGGCCGCTGGAGTTATGCGCGCCAGCTGTATGGTCACGTTTACACGGCGAAGATCGGAACACTGTCGGACCTGGTAACGTTTGGCGACACGATGAATAACCAGCACATCACCGTAGCCGGTTATGAAACGGGGGTTCAGACTGCGGCAGATGAACTGGTGGCGCTGCGAACTGCGCGTAACGCGGTATTTATCCGCAACGACCCGGCACGTCCGACCCAGACCGGCGAGCTGACCGGCGCTCTGCCGGCACAGGCAGGTAACCGCTTCACACTGACTGAGCAGCAGTCCCTGCTGATGCACGGTATCGCCACGGCTTACAGCGAAGGCGGCGTTCTGCGCATTCAGCGTGACATCACTACCTATAAGCAGAACGCCTATGGCGTGGCTGATAACAGCTATCTGGACAGCGAAACGCTGCATACCAGCGCCTATGTTATCCGGCAGCTTAAAAGCGTCGTTACCAGCAAGTATCCGCGTCACAAGCTGGCAAATGATGGCACCCGCTTTGGGCCAGGGCAGGCCATCGTCACGCCTGCAGTACTGAAGGGTGAGATGTGTGCCAGCTACCGCACGATGGAGCGCGCGGGCATCGTGGAGAACTTCGAACTCTTCAAACAGCACCTGGTGGTGGAGCGCAACATCAGCGACCCGACCCGCGTAGATGTGCTGTTCCCGCCGGATTATGTCAACCAGTTGCGCGTATTTGCGCTGCTTAATCAGTTCCGTCTGCAATACAGCGAGGAGGCCGCGTAATGGCAAAGATTGCGGGTACAGCATACGTCAAGGTGGACGGCCAGCAGCTGTCGCTGACGGGCGGCATTGAGGTGCCGATGAACACCAAAGTGCGTGACGACGTGATCGGCCTTGCCGGTGATGTTGATTACAAAGAGACGCACCGTGCGCCTTACGTCAAAGGCACCTTCAAGGTGCCGAAGGCATTCCCGGTCAGCAAGCTGATGGATTCCGATCAGATGACAATCACAGCTGAGATGGCAAACGGTATGGTTTACGTGCTGTCTGAGGCTTTCCAGTTCGGTGATGCTAACTATAACGCGGAAGAGGGTACGGTAGACCTTGAATTCCACGGCGCAGAAGGATTTTTCCAGTGATTGAACTGCAACTTTCGAAACCTATTACAGCACACGGTGAGACTCTTCACGTGCTGGAGCTTCGCGAGCCAACAGGCAAAGATGTGCGCGAACTGGGCTACCCATACCAGATGAATCAGGACGAGTCGGTAAAGCTGCTGGCGCATGTGGTAGCGAAATATATCAGCCAGTTGGGTGGTATTCCGCCGAGCTCGGTAGATGACATGTCACCATCGGATCTGAATGCGGCTGGATGGGTGGTTGCCGGTTTTTTCCTTCAGGCCTGACGGCATCAGCACTGCTTAATCTGTACTTCGATTGCGCCAGTTACTGGCGCATAAATCCTCTGGATGTCCTTAATGAGGACCTAAAAAGCCTGCAGTTACTTATTGACCAGGCCAACCGGATAGAACGGGAGCGAAAAGCCAATGGCTGAATTTGAACTGAAAGCGCTGATTACCGGCGTTGACAGGCTTTCGCCTGCGCTTGGTCGTATGCAAAAGAATCTTCGTCGTTTCCGTAAAGACGCAGAGGAGGCTGGCCGGGGCGGGGTGGCAATGGCTGGTGGGCTGGCAGCGGGGCTAACTGGATCGCTGGTTGCTTTCGCAAAACAGGAAGATGCAGCAACTGGCCTGAAAGTTGCCATGATGGACGCCAGCGGTGCAGTGGGTTCTGACTTCGAAAAGATCAATAAGCTGGCTATAGGCCTCGGCAATAAACTGCCTGGCACCACTGCTGACTTTCAGAACATGATGCAGATGCTTGTCAGGCAGGGTATTCCGGCCCAGAACATTCTAAGTGGTGTGGGTGAGGCTTCTGCCTATCTCGCCGTTCAGCTCAAGAAAACGCCCGAAGCGGCTGCAGAGTTTGCTGCAAAAATGCAGGATGCAACCGGCACTGCGTCCAAAGATATGATGGGGCTTTTCGACACCATCCAGAAGGCATTTTATCTTGGTGTCGATGATACCAATATGCTCTCGTTTTTTACAAATGTCAGCTCTGTGACAAAAATGGTCAGCAAAGATGGCCTTACTGCAGCGCGGGCTCTGGCACCGATCGCAGTCATAATGGATCAGATGGGGACTCAGGGAGAAACCGCCGGTAACGCCATAAGAAAGATATTCCAGGCTGGATTTGATACTAAGAAGATGAATGCCGCAAACAAACTTTTAAGCCGCAAAGGTATCAAATTAGACTTTACCGATGGCAAGGGGGAATTCGGCGGCCTTGATAATCTTTTCAATCAACTCAATAAACTCCAGTCATTAACCACAAAACAAAAAACTACCATCATCAAACAGATATTCGGAGATGATGGTGACACTCTCGCAGTATTGAATGCTTTAATCGATAAGGGCAAAAGCGGTTACGATGAAATTCAGGGGAAAATGGGAAGGCAAGCCAACCTAAATAAGCGTGTTGATGCCCAGCTCAGCACGCTTACTAACCTTTGGGATTCAATGACTGGTACAGCCGTAAATGGCCTGGCAGCTATCGGTGGCGCATTTTCCGGCGATGCTAAAAAACTGGTGGCGTGGCTTGGAGATATATCCGAGAGGTTTACCGAGTTTGCTGACAAAAACCCAAAAGTGATTCGCGGTGCATTTGGCATCGCCGCGGGATTTGTAGGCGTTAAGCTTGCGTTATTAGGCGTAAACTTTGCGCTTGGCCTCCTTGGCAGAGGGCTGAAGCTATCCCCAATGGGTATATTCCTCCGCCTGGCCGCGCTAGGAATCGGGTTGCTTATTTCTAATTGGGATAAGTTCGGCCCGGTAGTTGAGAAGGTCTGGACAAAAATAGATGGCCTGGCAGGTTTGCTGGGGGATATGAATGGGATCATTACGGGAATTGGCGGATTGATGGTCGGGGCGTTTACGCTTCAGGTTATCGGATCACTGACTACCGCCACCGCCAAGGCTGGCGGGCTGCTCGCCATATTGAGCAAGATAGGTAAGCTCAGCGCCCTGACTGTATCAATCGCCGTTGCCCTTTACATGTTTGAAAAGCTGAACGAAATATCGGATGCGGCAACGCAGAAAGATGGAACGGACTCATTCTGGGAGTCGCTTAAGAAAAGATGGAAGGCTGGCGGTTGGTATAATAATGAGCAGCAGATGAAGGGAGATACTGGTGCGCTGACCCCTCAAAGCATGAACGTTCCGTTAAAGCGCGATGATGCAGCAGCGCAGAAGGGGGAGCTGAAGGTTTCTTTCGAGAATGCCCCACCAGGAATGCGAGTTGCTCCAGCGGGTGGGAATCTTCCGTGGCTTGACCTTGATGTGGGTTATAATCGGTTCTCAACTCCAAATTAAGGAAAGCATCCGCATGCGCATGTTTGTAATCTTAATGGCTTTGTTTTGCGTTAACGCGGAAGCGGCCGGTGAGTGCTATCCCGCTTTTAATGAAAAATACTTAATTGCTGCAATTGGAAAAAAGCCTGAGAAAGTACAGGTGTTCAAAGATGGCGGTATGCTAAGACACCAGTACAGCTTCAGGAAGGAGCAGACGGACGAAGAGGCATTTGCCGATAACAGTAAGCATGAGTATGAGCCACAGCTTTACGTTACCGTTTATGATCCGCCATGCGCTGAAAAAATATCAATCCATTTCTACGGGAACGAAGATAAGTCGATGAATGAGGTTGACGTTGCGCTGGCCGGTAAGGCATTTGAATACCTTACCGGAACCAGCTCTACAATTTTCGAAAATAAGCTGAACAAGCTCAAGGGCGTTCAGAGGATTGAATCTTATGATAAAAAGGCTGATTCAATTTTCGTGAAAAGTGATAACTCTTATTCGATACAGATAAGCCTGAAATAAACTATAACCCGCGTCAGCGGGTTTTTTATTGACCGGAGATTAATATGTCAACCCATAATCCCCCAGTATGTGCCGGGTGCCAGAGGCATCTTAGCGTTCTCGGCGGCGGACATCAGCCCCCACTCCACGGCGGTAGTGGCCGTTGCTATGGTGGCGGAGGAAATGATCTTCTTCCAATCCTCTCTGCTCTTGAGTCCATCAGTCTCGCTCTCAAGGATATCGATATATCTCTCAAGATCATTATCGAGAGAGGCGGACCACTCACTAACTCTGGTGTGGTCGACGCTGGTCCCCATTAATCCCCAGTGGAATGGGTGAAACAGGAACCGGCAGCCAGTCGTTCCGGTCCTTTTGCTTCCCGCCAGAAAGATGATGTTGGCGACGGACTCAACATTGCTGAGATTGTGAGTATGAACTTGTACCGGCAATGACTTCAGAAAGTGATATGCCGTGAAGCCTGACACAAGATCACCGCCCGGACTGGACATGTGAATGACTAGTTCGCTAGCGCCTTGATTTATGGCGCTCAGGCAATTTGATATGAGTCCGTTAACAGTTGACTGATTTATAGCAGCAGAAAAATTGATTGTGTGTTGCATTAATTTTTCTCATAAGAATATTCCGAAGCACCAACATACTACCCATTCCGTTTTTCGTTAATCCTGACATTTGATCAGTGCCTTAGTAAGGCTTTATTGCCCGGAGTAACCCATGAGCTGGATAGATAATCTGCAGGATGCCTCGCTGCGGGGCGTCCCGTTCAAGGTAGAAGAAGACGAGGCCACTTTTGGCCGCCGGGTGCAGGTTCATGAGTACCCCAATCGCGACAAACTGTGGGCGGAAGATTTGGGCCGTGCAACGCGGCGTTTCAGTGTCCAGGCCTATCTGATCGGCGATGATTTCTTTGAGCAGCGCAACCGTCTGATTGAGGCGATAGAAAAGCCTGGTGCCTGCACGCTGGTGCATCCGTTCTACGGCGAAATGACGATCACCGTTGATGATGCCGTGCGGGTCAGCCACTCAGTGGGCGAAGGCAGGATGTGCCGCGTCAGCTTCAGCTTTATTGAAGCCGGCGAATTATCGTTTCCTACGGCCGGGCTGGCAACCGGACAGAAACTTACCTCATCAGTCTCATTCCTGGACGACGCCATTTCATCGGCATTCGGTGCCTTTGGCATGGACGGTCTGCCTGACTTTCTGCAGGACGGCGTGCTTGATGAGGCAACAGGCATGTTCAATACCGTTACCAGCGCCTTCCAGTATGTTGACTCTGGAATCAGCGCTGCCTCCCGTCTGATGCAGGGTGACCTCTCTGTTTTACTCAGACCGCCATCAAGCGGCATGAACTTCGTAAACCGGCTTCAGACCATGTGGCGAGCAGGTTCTCGCCTGTCAGGCAATGCCTCAGACCTCATGGCGATGATTAAGGGCTTTACTGGCGTAACGGTCGATCGCGGTCTTGCACCCCGCGGAGTATGGAAGACAGACAGCAAAACGACGCAGTCGCAGACGACCCAGCGCAATTACGTTGCGCAGGCAGTGAGAACCACAGCTATCAGCGAAGCTGCCTACACGGTCACTAACCTTCCTCAGCCGGTTGCACGAAACGTTACGCGCCAGCAGGACCCTCAGCAGCCCGCCAGAGTCACGCACCCGGCAGTCAGTGACATCCAGCCCGATACCGGCATGGACAGCGCCAGCGTGTCTTCAGGCGTCACCAGCTCTATTGAAACCGGCAGCGTCGTTTCATGGGACGAACTGGCAGAAGTGCGCGACGTCCTGAATGAAGCCATCGATACGGAGATGGAGCGCGTTACCGACGACAATCTTTATCAGGCGCTGGTAACGGTGCGCACTGATGTGAACCGGGATATCTCAGCACGGCTTGAACAGATTGAGAGGCTCACTGAAAAGACGCCTGCACAGGTAACGCCAGCTCTCGTTCTGGCTGCAGACTGGTATGACTCTGCCTCGCGGGCATCTGAAATTACGGCCCGTAACGGCATCCGACACCCCGGCTTTGTTCCGGTCAAAACTCTGAAGGTGCCGGCGCGATGAACAATACAGTAATTCTCCGGGTCAACGGTCAGGAGTGGGGCGGCTGGACATCGGTCCGCATAGCGGCTGGCATCGAACGTATTGCCCGCGACTTCACCGTTGAGATTACCCGCAGCTGGCCGGGGGATACCGACCAGGCAAACCGCAGCAGCCGGATCAAAAACGGTGACCTTGTGGAGGTGCTGATAGGCAGCGACAAAGTGCTGACCGGCTACGTTGAGGCGACGCCGGTAAGGTATGACGCGCGCAGCATTAGTGTGGCGATTTCCGGCCGCAGCAAAACGGCCGACCTTATCGACTGCACGGCCACGCCGTCTCAGTATGCAGGCCGTACGCTTTCACAGGTCGCTGCAGAACTGGCGAAGCCATTCAGTATCAGGGTAGTTGATTCAGGCGGAGCATCAGGCGCCCTGCAAGGCATTCAGGCAGACCAGGGCGAAACGGTGATGGATGTGCTGAATAAGATGCTCGGGCTTCAGCAGGCACTTGCTTATGACAATGAGCAGGGTGATCTGGTTATCGGCGGCATCGGCAGCCAGCAGGCCCACACCGCGCTGGTGCTGGGTGAAAACATTCTTTCCTGCGATACCGAGAAAAGTATTCGCGATCGCTTCAGTGATTATCAGGTCTCCGGCCAGCGAAAGGGGAATGATGATGACTTTGGTGAAGCAACAACGACTGCCATCAGAGCGAAGACGATTGACGGCGGCCTGAAGCGTTATCGTCCGATGCTTATCCGGCAGACCGGGAATGCGACGACAGCAACCTGCAGCGAACGTGCTGAGTTTGAAATGCGCCAGCGTGCCGCCCGTACCGATGAAGCTACCTATACCGTTCAGGGGTGGCGACAGGGGGATGGATCACTCTGGCGGCCTAATCAGCAGGTCATCGTGTTTGATCCCATTCTCGGCTTCAGTAATCGCCAGCTGATAATTGCTGAGGTGACCTATCAGCAGGATGAAAACGGCACCGTCACAGAGATTCGCGTAGGGCCGGCAGATGCCTACCTTCCCGAGCCGGAGAAGCCTGGCAAGCGTACGAAAAAGAAAGAAGAGGTGGATTTCTGATGGCTAATCCTTTTTCCGGCCTGAGCCGGGGACTGTCAAACCTTCTGGCGCGCGCCGTTGTCCGCGGGCTCAACACCGCAACAAAATGCCAGATGCTTCAGATTGAAATGGCCGGTGGTGAGGGCAAGAGCGACATTGAGCACATGGAGCCGTATGGATTCACGGCTGCGCCGATTCTGGGTGCCGAGGCTATTGCGGCATATTTCGATGGCGATCGCTCGCATGGCGTGGTGCTGGTGGTTTCCGACCGGCGCTACCGTATCAAAGGCCTGACGTCTGGTGAGGTTGCGGTTTATGACGATCTGGGGCAGTCGGTGATGCTGACCCGCTCCGGGATTGTCGTCGATGGCGCAGGCAAGCCGATCACCTTCACCAATGCGCCAAAGGCACGATTTGAAATGGACATCGAGGCCACCGGTGAAATTAAAGACAAGTGCGACTCAGGCGGCCTGACGATGTCAGCAATGCGAGTGACATACAACGGACATACTCATGAAGAGAACGGAGATGGCGGCGGCACGACAGACGCTACTACGCAGAAAATGGTGGCGTCATGATCATTATCATTAATGGTGTGGAACGCGATGTAACGTGGCCTCCTGGCCCTCTCACCCGCGCCGTGATTATATCCCTGTTCTCCTGGCGAAAGGCTGAGCCCGACGACAACCCTGAGCAGGATAACGGATGGTGGGGCGACAGCTTCCCGTCCGTCCAGAACGACCGTATCGGCTCGCGTCTTTATCTCCTCAGCCGCCAGACGCTTACCAATAAAACACCACTGAAAGCTCGCGAATTTATCAGCCAGGCGCTTCAGTGGCTGGTGGATGACGGCGTGGCGGTGCGGGTGGATGTGAAGGCCGAGCGAACCGGCATTAATACGCTAAGCGCCTCAGTGGTTATCAGCCAGAAAGACGGCAACCGAACGGCATTTTCCTTTGATGATTTATGGAGTGAACTTAATGGCTGACAGTGGATTTACCCGCCCGACACTCCCTCAGTTAATCACCACCATCCGCAATGATATTCTCACTAGACTGGCAGCTGACTCGACTCTGGCGGCACTGCGCCGTACTGATGCTGAAGTGTATGGGCGGGTGCAGGCCGCCGCAGTACATACCGTGTATGGCTACATTGATTATCTGGCCCGTAACCTTCTGCCTGACCTGGCCGATGAAGACTGGCTGACGCGTCACGCCAATATGAAGCGATGCCCCCGCAAGGCGGCCACGTTTGCAACAGGGTTCGCGAGATGGGACGTGGCGACAGACGGCATCCCCATCCCGGCCGGAGTGACAATTCAGCGTGACGATCTGGCCTCCTTCACTACAACAGCAAAAGCTACATCGGCGGGAGGCGTTCTGCGAGTGCCAGTTGTTTGTGATACGGCAGGAAAAGCTGGCAATACGGATGATGGCCTGACCATGCGACTTGTCAGCCCAATTACCGGGCTGACATCAGCAGGCGTGGCTGACAGCATTCAGGGAGGCGCAGATATCGAAGATATTGAAGTGTGGCGGGCGCGTGTCATCGAGCGATGGTACTGGACGCCGCAGGGCGGCGCTGACGGGGATTATGAGGTCTGGGCTAAGGAAGCGCCTGGCGTAACACGCGCCTGGACATACCGGCACTGGAGCGGCAGAGGAACGGTTGGGGTTATGATCGCCAGCAGCGACCTTACGAACCCAATTCCGGATGCTGCGACAGTTGCAGCAGTACAGGCATATATAGAGCCAAGGGCTCCTGTTGCCGGGGCTGACATTTACGTATTTCCACCCACGCCGCATGTCGTAGATTTTCAGATACGCCTTAATCCGGATACAGCGGAGGTTCGCTATGCGGTGGCCGCTGAGCTGCGATCTATGATGTTGCGGGATGGCGGGCCTGAAGGCGTGCTGAAACCGTCGCGAATCAGTGAGGCAATCAGTATCGCAACGGGTGAATACAGCCATACGCTGGTGAGTCCGTCATCTGATATTGCCATCGCTAAAGGCGAAGTCGGCGTAGTGGGGGCTATTTCATGGACCTGACAGCACAGTATCGGCAGATGCTGGCTGCGCTCCTGCCGCGGGGGCCGGCCTGGGATGCGGATGACCTTATTCTGACGGGGTTAGCGCCCTCTCTTGCATCAGTTCATAGCCGCGGAGACGCGCTGATGCTGGAGACAGATCCGCGTTCGGTTACAGAGCTTATCGATCGGTATGAGGCAATAAGCAAACTACCAGACAGTTGCGCGCCGGCAGGAGTTCAGACGCTGCAGCAAAGACGCCAGCGCCTGGATGCAAAGCTGAATCTGGCTGGTGGGATCAATGAGGCGTTTTATCTCGGACAGCTTGAGGCTCTTGGTTATACGGGAGTGACGATCACCCGTTACAACAAGAGCCAGTTTACCTGCACGTCATCCTGCACGGACTCACTATTCAGCGATGACTGGCGATACTACTGGCAGGTGAATATGCCCACCTCCACACAGACTACCCCTATGACAGCGATCAGTAACTGCACCGACAGCCTCAGAACATGGGGTGACACTATTGCCGAATGCGTTCTTGAGAAGCTGGCACCGTCACACACTTACGTAATTTTCAGATACACGGAGTAAGCATGCATCGCA